TCGCCCAATCTCCCCTTGTGATCATCCCAAAACTTGGCAATTTTGCCGTCTGGGTCAATGTCTCTATCTAAAAATCGCTTATTCCTCTGCATCCTAGCCAATGCAATCAACATCCAAAACTTGTTCTCCTGTTCTTTTTGCGGAAGTGCCCTAATCTCAGCCATCTTGGCTTCCCATTTCGTTTTTTGATCTAGAGTCTTAAGGGTCATCTTGAGCTCTTGAATTATTGGATTCTCCTCCGACAAAACAACCTCGGCCTTTTCGGGAGAATTCGCTCCTTTCTTCTCATCTCCTTCCTGAGTACCATCCTATGGACCTCCGTAGCCCTTGCGGCCAGCACGTGTGTAGATGTCGGGGCGAACGCTCCGGTAGGCATGTACTACGCAAGCTCGGCTGGGCCGGTGCTGACTGGTGAGGAGGTGTTGCTGCTCTGCACGGCGCATACCGACGGCACGGTGAGTGTCACTTTGTCCGGGACCACTGCACTGGACGCCATCATGATTAAACTGGCTGGGCAGTATGCCTGGCAACTGGTCAGTTTCCCTTCGACCGAGGGCGACAGCGGTGGTCCGGCCCCGACCGACAACGCGGATCTGGAGATCACTGAGCAGATGACCGCAACCATCGGGCTCTCGCTGCTCGGGACCAACGGCACTGACTTTATTGATGCAACGACCGCCAAGGAGACCGTGTTCCTGAACAGCTTCCTCGGGCTCAATACGTATCGCATGGCTACATTGGCTAGGCCGTGGACGATCACCGCATCCAGTGTTGGCAGTGGTGGCAAGTTCTACCTGCTCTTCCGGAAGGCGCCTTGAGCTGAGGGGGTCTGATCATGCGTAGATTTTTTACTGCTGTAGCCTCAACGCTGCTTGCTGTCCTCGTCTTGGCCGGCACTGCCGGTGCCATCCCGCCGGGGGTCCGCATTCAGGGTAATCAGTGCCCCGACTGGCTGCATCACAGGTCGATGTTCTGCAACCAGCTTCTTTATGCACCGCTGACCACCGACCTATACTACAACGGGCGCAAATCAGCCACCTTCACCCGAGGCAGCGCCCGAGTCTTCGAGGACTGGGAAGGAAACTACGTCCGCACGACCAACACCAACGAAGCGGTATTCAAAGCTCGGCGGGTAGCGAACCTGCTTGCTGCGGATTCGAGCGAGGACTTCTCTGTTGCGAGTTGGGTGAAAACCACCACTACAAGTGTCACCGGAACAAATGTATTAAACTTTCCGGACGCTAATACATATATTTATCAGTCGCTATCAACAACTGTGTCGCCAATGGGGAGAACATTTGTCTTTCCCGTTGTGCTATCAGGCTCAGGAACAATCACGATAGGTATTTTTCGATACGGCGGAACAGGAATTTTCGCAAAAACTGTAACCCTTACCAGTACCCCAACAAGGTATTCAGTTACAGCTGAGTTCCCAAGTGATGTCGCTGCAGCCGGCTATCAGGTCCGTTTAACAAGAGGGTCAGCAGATACTGCCACCCAAGTCACCGCCACCGACGCAATGTTGGAGGAAGTAACGGGGCAGAGCAACCAGAACCCGAGCGAGTACACCAGCACCCATCAATACTACGGTGGCCAGACCGTCAAGGGTGTCCAATACCTCGACTACGAGAACGGCAACACGGTAGATGCCAACGGTGTTGTCACCGAGGCCCAAGTCGCAGCTATCCCCGCCGCAGACTTGCACGGTATTCTGTATGACGGCACTGCAACGAACAAGCTGGCTGGTGCTTTCAACGCCGTTGGGCCGGATATGCTGGGGAGTGAGCTTGCTTCAGGAACACTGGCGGTCGGCAAGCGATACCAGATTACAGCAAGGACGGATGCAGATTTCACCGCTGACGGCGCGGCTGATAACGTAGTTGGCACACAGTTCACTGCCACAGATACCACTGTAACCCTTGACGCTGGCGATAAGGTCAAGGAAATCGGCGCAGCCAACCTCGCAGGAACCTTCCAAACTGGTTTAGGTGCAGGCGCCAAGAACACCGCAGCAGCAACCGCAGCTATCCCCGGCATGGCCGTTTCAGGAGATGCGGCAGGTGTACTCTCCATCGTCTCCGATGCTGCAGCTCTCGCCACGGCCAAGCTAACCCGGCTCATCCCGTCCGGTAAGGTATACAAGGCCGACAACAGCACCGGCGTAGCGGACATGATTATCGACATGGCCGGGAACCTCAGTGCTGCTACCCACACGATAAGCCTATTTGCAAGGGGCGATTCCGCTGCTGACGATGATATCCAGTTGGGAGACGCTACCACCGGAGTTGGTGCAGCAATCGACCTGACTGACGACTATGCCCTGAAAAGTTACACCTACACCGCCGCTGCCGCTGCAACGAGAATCATCGTCCCGGCTGGCGATACGGTGTACTTCACCTTGATGCAGAGCGCAGCATTAACCGTTGCCGACTCCCGCATCATCGTAGAGGGTGCCGCTGCTTCTCGGAGTAGAGATGCCCTGACCATCCCGGTTGCAGATGGGGTGAACTTCAGGCAACGGGAAGGGACTGCGAGCGTGGATATTACTTGGGGGTTTGGGAGTGCGAGTATTCCAGTTAGCGGGTCTTTCTCTATCCTGCAAAACAACACCACTGCAAATGTATTATATATTATCAATTCTGCTGGCAACAATTTATTGTATAGCTATGACGGAACTTCAAGCGCCTCACGAGCCATATCGGCATTTCAAGTTTCAGAAGCAGATGCACTAAAAGTTACCTGGTCAAGGTCAAAGAATAAGCTGCACAATTACTCCCTAGTTAACGGATGGGGGACAGTGGCGGAGTATGATGGTCAATTCACAATAAGCACATCATGGATTATCGGTAACAACTCAGCCTACCCCTTCGCCCTCAAAAACCTGCGTGTATTAGGCACCGCTGATCCGGGAGGTATGTAAGATGGGGAGCACTAATATTTTTAATATTCGTGGCAAGGAGGAACTATGCCAAAGATAGAACCAAAGACCAAGCCAAAGGGCAAGGCAGTATCCCAGGCAACCATCAAAGCGCTCAAGGATATGCTCAAAGCAAAAGGGAAAGACGACAAGAAGCTGAAGGCCTCAACCGATATCGAGCTTGCCCAGGAACTCAAGGAGGTACTGCGTGCTTAGTATCCTCATAACCGTACCAGAAGACACGATAGTTGAAGATCCCCTGTGGTCCAAAGAGCACGAAGGTGTGCTGTACGAGTTGGGCAGCATAGGAGCTGAATGGCACTCTGAGGACGGAATCAGCATCGGAACCATAGCCCACAATGGCCGGAAGATGATTCAAGCGACCATCGAGTTGCCAAGTTCTGATCCGGTTACCCTGCTCCGTGGTTTGTTCCTGATCTACGGACTGGATTGGGAAGTGCTGGCATGTCAAGAGTGGGACGGGAAAACGGTGTACCTGCCGGTTCAGCCTGAAGTATACAACTATTTGCCTAAACGGCAGCTACTTGACGAAGTGGGGCAGCTTATCGACCTCACCCCGGAACCAGGTTGGGTTCCGATCCGAACGGGCCAGGGGAGTTGGAAAGATGCGTTTCCGGTTTAACTGCCTCCTGATAGCCGTAACCTGCCTGACTATATGGGCAGGCGGGCTTATCTGGACGGCACGGGCCGAAGTCGTGCAAGGGTCGTACTCCGAATATATTTGTGATAATGCTTGGGACGTGTGGGCAATCAATGCCGGATTTTACAACAGGACGGAACGATATTACATCATCGCTCACGGCGCTCCGCAACTGTTCCGGCTGAACTGCGGCAGGCCAGATATCACCCCGGACCAGATCAACGGTTACAACCTGGGGTTTTTCGCCGGGTGCGATGCCATGTGCAGCAATGCAGACCACACTTTTGCGGAGTCGGTGCCGGAATCGGTCGGCTATTGCAATATGTCAGAATCATCCTGCGATGGGTGCTGGATGAGCACGGTAGCTTGGCAGGATGCGTTCTACCGTAACGTGGACAGCCTGGGGGCTGGGGCGGCGTACAACGCAGCAATGAACGCAGTTCCCTCCTGCCTGCCTTGTTTGAGGTATCACAAGAAACGGACGCCTGAGCAGGTGAACGAGACGCAGATTGTGATGACAACGATTATTGTTCCTTGGCTGATGAGGAAAAGAAAGTGATTTACTGGATATTGCTCGGATACGGGCTGATCGCCTTTGTTGCCGCTGCCTATGCGCTGGGCTGCCAGATTGAAAATAAAAAAAGGAAGGGACGATGAAAACCATACTACTGATCATCACGCTGCTTCTGGCTGTAAACGCCAACGCCAAAGGCTACTGGCCTGGACCCGCAGAGCCGACCTCCGAACCGCCACCAGTCGTTAATCCGCCACTTCCGGACCCGGTGCAGACGATCACGATTGAGTATGGCACCAGGAACGTCTTCACCAACGAGGTGAACTTTCATTTCTCTAAGCCGATCAGTGAGTATGGGCGGTTCAATCTCAATACTGCCGGGAAGAAATACACCATCGAGGGCAGCTACAAGGACGCCAATATCGAGGTCCGCAACTCAGCCACTACCAAGAAGCTCGTTGTGATAGCTGGCCCCGCCTACGCAACCAAGGGCGCGAGTGTGGCCTACCCTTCAATCGACCAGCTGACCAAGCCGGAAGCAACGTCAACTCCGGAACCACAGCCAGGACTCAGCCAGCACTTCCACCACTGGAATCCAGCAGCGGTCTGGAACGGGGTCGGGCTTGTACTATGCCCTGACTCACCTAAATACAACTCCTGCACCTTCAACGGCGAGGCCATGACCTTGCACGGCGCGAAGGATAAAGGTAGGTGGGTATGGGCGCAGTACTCTAAAAACAAAGGCAAGGGCGGCATAATCATCTGTGACGGGACCAAATTTGAGGTCAAGGGTGGGAACGAAATGCAAAAGGGGGACTGCTGGTGAATCGCCTGAGAAAAATGGTGTTCGGATTTATCAGGAAGTATTTTTGGTCTGATTATAATCCGAATGAAGATTTTGGGTGCATGTATTGTGGCAAGCAGATGTTGCGTCGATATCTATACTGTAGCCAAAGGTGCCAAGATAAGGACGGGATGCTATGAAACTACTTATTATTTTTGGATTTGCCTTAATGCTGGCTGGCTGCGCAGACAGTAGCCGCAACCTTACGGTACACCTGCACGACAGCGCAACGCTGATGATTTGCGGGAGCACCATCAGCCCGGAGGTTATGAAGTCCAACACGGATGAGCGGGCCACGAACACACCTGAAGGTTCGCTTACTATTCCGATGATGCCGTAGGGAGGGAAATGATGAACGCAGTAATGGGCGGGTGGATAACATGGGTCGCAGTTGCAGGGCTGGTATTGTTGGCAGTAGTCGATTTTTACAACGGTGAATACCAGAAGGCTATTGAGAAGCTGACGGCTGCGGGCGGACTTATCGGCATTGGGCGAAAGATTGAAAAAGGAAAGCTCGAAGGGGGCCAGCAGTGAGTGAGTACGACGGCCAGATAGACAAAGCGGTCTATTACCGGGACAGAATGAAATATGTCACTGCTCGCCGCCATGCGTTTCAGACCAGAATACACCCGAACCAGGATATCTATGGCAAGTTTGTTACTCTGCTGACCTGCGGGGTGCTCCTGATCGAGGAAAGCTGCCCCTGGAACGGTGCTAATGTTGTGCCTGACCGGCCTTGCAAAATGCGGGCGTCTCTTATCCATGACGTACTTGTTGGCATGATCCAGGCAGGGATACTTGACCCAGCGTTCAAGACTCAGGTTGACCAAGAGTATTACGATACCTGCCGCGAAGATGGTATGTGGTTGGTGCCGGCGGTAACGGAGTTTTTTGGGGTGCAGTTCCATTCCTGGGACCGGAACCCGATTGACGCGATAAAGGTTGCACCATGAATCTAAAACAAACAGCCCGCGAGTCTCAGCAGGCCGGGCGGTAAAGGAGCGGGAAGGATGACTGACGAAGAGATCGAGAAAATAGGAGCCGTGTTTGCCAAGCAGATGGCGAATATCCAGGGACTTGGCCAGCATCCAGCTTGCGAATTTTGCCAAACCGAAGAGCGCCGCAAAACTCACCGACAGGAGCATGAGTTTGTTCAGGGACTCATGAAGATTGCCGACCGCTGGGAGGGTGTCAGGTGGGGCGTCCTGAGAGAGTTGCTGAAGGGGATTTCCTGGGTGTTGATTACCGCAACAGTTCTTGGCCTCGTTTTCCTCGTCGCAAAGTCCGGAGGGGTTTCGCTGAAATGAGAGATTACGAGAAAGACTATCTGATCCTCGGGTGTATATTCGCTCTCCTGTGCGTTGCCATCGTGACGTGGATATGGGGATGAGATACGGAATCTGCCAGCTCTGCGCTGTCTGCACCTGGGATATTCCAATGGTCGTGTTGCGCTGTAATGATCCTGGTTTCCCCTGGACGATGTGGTTTTTCAGGGGCAAGCACGTGCAGGAGTTGCACAGGTCCTTCAGGCCATGATATACAAACTGTTTGCCATGGCTCCCTGCACAGCCTGCCTTTCTTGCGAAGAGTTTCTTCCCGGGTTTATCTCTGAGTTCAATGGGGTGCAGCAAGTGGGCGAATATTGGGCCGGGAAATTAGATGTGATTGTGGCTATTGACAGAGCTATGCGGCACTGTCCGCAGATGGCCATAACATTTGAGGTGATGGAATGAATACGCCGTGGATTGAATGGCTGTTCTGGTTGACCATGAATCTCTATTTCGAGGCCAGGGGGGAACCGAAAGAGGGGCAAGTCGCAATCTGCCATGTGGTGATGAACCGTGCTTCTCGCCGGGGGCAAACGGTAGAGCAGGTTATCCGGGCCGCTAAACAGTTTTCTTGGTACAACGTCGGCACGGTCCCGGCGGTCACTGAGCCGATGGAATTGATAGAATGTGCGGCCTCTGTAATGGCTGCATTTGGGGAACGGCTCCAAGGGAAGACGCTGTGGGGATCTGACCACTACTTCAACCCTGATATCGTGCGACCGTCGTGGGCGGCGACAATGGCCAGGACATGCAGTGTTGGCAACCATGAGTTTTATCGGAGCTGAGCCATGGCCGACGACGTTGCCCGGCGGCAGGCGTATCCCGGAGTACAGCGGTGTGTTGGGTGTCAGGAGGAGTTTGAGAGAAGGTAATGAGTGAGTTTACCCTCACATACGATGTGCGAACATCGGCCCCTACGTTGGCAAGGTTTCATCGCTCTAACGCAGACTTCCGAGCTATATTAGGCCCGATCGGTGGCGGCAAGTCAGTAGCGTGTTGCGTCGAGATATTCCGGCGGTGCAAAGAGCAGAGGGTTAGCACCGATGGGTTTCGTAGATCCCGCTGGGTCGTGGTTAGGAATACCAAGGGAGAGCTGAAGGATACAACGCTGAAGACGTGGTTCGACTGGTTTCCAGACAGTGGCACACCCGGGCAGGGAGTAGGATACTGGAAAGAAACCGCGATGACGTATTTCATTCACTACGGAGACGTTCGCGCAGAGATCCTGTTCAGAGCGCTTGATACTCCGGCGGACGTTTCCAAGGTGCTTTCACTCGAACTCACAGGGTGCTGGTTCAACGAGTGCCGCGAAATAGTTCAGGAAATTGTGGAAGGGGTCCAGGG